ATTATGTTGATGTGGGCACTGCTGAGGACTGGTTTGAGTACAACAACAAGGCTGTAATTTTTTGTGACATAGATGGAACTATTATCAAAGCACAATCTAGAACAGAAATAGGATCCAAACCAGTAGCATTAGAACAAAATATATCAGCAATTAAAAAACTAATAGCAACAGGCAGTGAGGTTGTTTTTACAACAGCTCGACCTGCTCAGCACCATGCTATTACAGAAAAAATGTTAACTGAATTAGGATTCGTTAATTTTAAATTACTGTCGGGGCTATCCAATGCCAAACGTATTTTAATTAACGACTATAATGAGGCTAATCCTTACCCCAGGGCAGTGGCTATAAATATCAAACGTGATTACGACAATCTCAGAGATTTTTTATGATTGCAGTAATGTATATAGGGCACCGTCGATATGTATCCATGAGTCATGCAAATCATCAGGTTCTACTGACTGAATTAGAAAAAATAGCACCTGTTGTTAAGTATGATTTTACTAGAGAAATTGGCCAACACAGTCCCAGTCCGTGGCAACAAAGTGGCGGTATACAAATTTTTGATTTCTTAGAGGGTGTAGAACAGATTAACGAGAATATCATTGTGAAGTTTAGAAGCGACCTTTGGTTTACCGATAGCGCAATGGATGCCATAGTTAAAGAAGTAAAATTAGTTGTTGATGGTATGCAAGATGCATCTTTTATCGGATGCAACTGGAAAGACTATATCGGACATACATATACCAAAGAATATATTAGTGAAAAGCCCTGGGTCCAAGATTTTGTTGTTGTTGTCAATAAGAATGTATTAAAAAATAAAAAAGAAATATATCAAAACATAGAATCAGCCAGGTCTTTAAAACGGACGTGTGGCACAAAGTTGTTTCGATCAATATTGAACACACAAGATAGGGCGTATAATGTCATGTCTCAAGTCTATCTAATTAGAAAACAATTACCAGATAATTTTGATCCGTGGCAAGTAGGATATGATTATATCATCGAAGATATGAAAAAGTTTGGGCACAAAAAAATGCCAGACGCCATGCCCTGGTACCTAACGACAAAGAAAGAAAAATGACAAAGAAAGAAAAATTAGTCATATATCTTTCGCCATATCAGTCGGAATCGTTTTTCCATTCAGAATGGTTTCAGCAAATAATCAATGATAACTTTGTTATTGAGCATTACGATCATGATAAAACCTACGATAAAGATACTGTGTTTGTCATGGGTGCGAGGCAATATTTGTTGGAAGAACATAGAAAAAAATTTGATGATAAACGGCTGATTGTGGATGTTACCTGGGAAAGTTTTTCTGGAAAATACGGAAAATTACATGCCAGATTAAAAAATCCAAATCATTTTTATCTCTATGGGAGCTATCATGCAGAACCAGTGGAGGGAATTGTTTTTATTCCTAATTTTTTCTGGTATAATGAAAGTCTTCATTGGCAACAATATGGGTATCATGAATATGTGCCTAGGCGAACTTATGCAAAGAAAATACTTTGTCCAGTAGGGCATGCAAGATCTTGGCGACTTGAGTTTTTAGAAGCTGCTGCTCCCTGGTTAGAATCTGAAGCTTTGTATAGTTGTACACAGAACGGTATTGTGTTACCAATGGACGACCCTATTCCGGGACTAGCATGGCATCGACAATCAAATCCTGACTGGTATGATTCTACTTGTTTTTCTATAGTGCTCGAATCTGCAAGATCATGGGACTGGGCGACTGTGTTTTTAACAGAAAAAATTTACAAACCCGTCGGCTTTAGGCATCCTTTTATGGTGCTAGGCAAGACAGGAATATTAACTTATCTTAAATCACAAGGATTTGCCACATACGACAACTTGTTTGACGAAAGTTATGATGACGAATCTGATCTACAAAAGAAAATATCACTCATACTCAATAACGTATCCAACTACGAAAAGTGTCCATACAACAATGAAACGTTGAATCGTATTGAGCATAATCATTCTTTGTTTTACAATCAGCAAAGAATCTATAACGGATTGAAAACGGAACTAATTGATCCAATCAAACATTTCATAGGAACGCAATGAATCAGCCAAGTAAATATTATACCACCAGCGTGGAACTTGGTCAACAGTTCCAAAAAAGCAATCCTAAAAACTGGGCCGGCAACGATAGCAAAAATTATCACAATCAGATACGGACTCTTATGGATCGCTACCATGCTCAAACAGTATTAGACTATGGGTGTGGCAAGGGAGAACAATACTCCACACTGAATTCTTATGTGTTACACTTTGCGTCGCCAGGTGTGAGTACAGAACCCATGACATTTCAAACACGAATAAATGCCAAATCAGTTTATAAATTTGATCCATGCGTGGAGGAATTTAACATAGAACCTGTTGGACAAAAATTTGATGCTGTTATTTGTACACAAGTCCTCGGCAGTATTCCAGATGCTGATATCTCTTGGATCAAAGATAAGTTTATGAACTATGCAACTAAATTTGTTTTTATCGGAATACATAGTGCTATACCTAAGAGTAAGAAACGTATATATGATAACACCCATGTTAATATGTATAGAACTGTAGATTGGTATATAGAACAATTTAGTAATTGGTCAGGTCCTGATTTGTATTGGTGGTTTAGGGATACCGAGAACTCCATTAACGATTGGTACAGAACCGCTATCTATAAGGACAATGTATGAAAGTAAAAGATCGAGCAAGGTTTATCACCAAATGGATCAAAGACTACACTAAAAAAAATAAAATAACAACTCTAGTAGTTGGAGTATCTGGCGGAATTGATTCGTCTGTTGTTAGTACACTATGCGCCGAAACTGGTATTAAAACAATAGTAGTAAGTATGCCTATTAAACAAAATAAATCTACTCATAGTTTGAGTATTAAGCACGGACAATGGTTAGAAGAAAAATATCAAAATATCAAACATGTAACTATTGATCTAAACAAATCCTGGAAGGCATTTGAAAACTTATGGCTAGATGCAAATTTATTGGCATTAGCTAATAGCAGGGCCAGGCTACGGATGATGACTCTTTATCAGGTAGCACAAACCGAAGGCGGAATAGTAGTAGGTACTGGTAACAAAGTCGAAGACTTCGGAGTGGGATTCTTTACCAAGTACGGAGACGGTGGTGTGGATATCAGTCCCATTGGTGATTGTCTTAAAACTGAAGTTTGGGAACTGGGCACTTTTCTAGGATTGCTACAAGAAATAATTGATGCGCCCCCAACCGACGGGCTGTGGGACGACGGTCGAACAGACGAAGATCAACTAGGCATGTCTTATCCGGAATTGGAATCTAGTATGCTGTTTGACGGTGATGAAAAGACTCTAACCCAAGACGAAAAAGTTAGATTAAACCGTTATAAAGAAATTAGAGAAAGAAATCTTCATAAGATGATTCCAATTCCGGTATGTCAATTTAAATGAGGCAAGAAATGAAGATAGGATTTAACTGTAGCAGTTTTGATTTGTTACATGCCGGGCATGTAACCATGTTGAAAATGGAAAAACAATTGTGCGACTATCTGATTGTGGCACTACAAACAGATCCCACACTTGATCGTCCAGGTATCAAAAACAAACCTGTACAAAGCACATACGAACGATATGTGCAGTTACAGGCCTGTAGATATGTGGATGAAATTTTGGTATACGATACAGAATTTGATTTGATGCAGATGTTGCAAACCCAAACCATCCACATTAGATTCCTTAGTGATGAATATCTTGACAGAGATTTTACCGGCAAGCAATGGTGTATGGACAATAGTATAGAATTACACTACCACAAAAGATCACATGTGTACAGTTCAAGCGAGTTACGTGCAAGAACTGCCGGTTTAGAAAATACCAAAGACAATGTTGGTGCATTGCCACAGCACAGTCCAGACTTACTACACAAGATAAGGTAAGAATTTTTTGTAGATCAAGCCCTGACGACTTTCTTCGTCAGTCCAGTGACATGCACTTAAATCATTCAGCCATTGTGTGCGATCCAGCATTGCAGGATTGTGAATTGTGCCAGCATCAGTATCAGCCACTTGCCAACACACACTACTGGGATCATCTACCCACAGCGGAACTCCGTGTAGTATTGCGGCAACACCGCTGCTACTGTTAAACACAAAGGCACCGGCGGCATGTTTCAAATCTTTTAATAACGAGCACCGGATCGGATCACTCATTGTGACCCCAGGTTGTATCAAACAAGTTGGGTCGGCTATTTTTCCCGGATGCGGGCGTAACACAATAGGCATGTCGGTGTGTTGCTGTATGAGTTTTATTTTTTGTTCGGTCCAGGTCAGTGGATGCAGGCCCTTCATGGTAAACCCACCGTCTCGTTGCATCAGTAATAGTATGTAATTTCCAGTTGATCGCCAATCATGTACACCGACTCCAAGATCTTTTGACAATTGCTTCCATCTGGCAGAGTCTGAATTTTTATTGGCATAGTTGCCAGTGTCGTAGAAAGGACTACCTAAACTGTAACGTAGATACCGACTGTCATGGTCTGCAAATTTAAAACAATTTGCATCAATACACATGGTGTGATTGCCCAACTGCTGTTGCTGTTGTATTATATGTGCTCGTAATTTTATATTAGGCGTGTGTTGTTGAGGGCTGGCCCACCCTAACATTACGGCCAACTTTGAAGGAGTATATGTATTTTGTGTTTCTATGTGTACTGTGGCACCCTGAGATCGTGCGCCATCAGCAAACGCTGTCAAGGTATCAACTTTTCTACCAGGATTTTGTTTTTGTAACGAACTAAGATAAACAACAACATCAGGAGTTTTCATTCAATATTCGCCAGGCTGTACCATCTCGCATTTCTGCTTCGGTAAATTGACAATAGGCAATGTGTCTGGCCCACGCATGTACTTGATCCAACGTTGGTATCATTAAAGATTCTATTTCACTCACACTGTTACTACACAGTGCTGCGGCTGCGTTTGGTCCCAGAGTAATGGCAGGTTTGCCCAACAGCAAGGCTTCACCGGCTGCAATACTGCTAAACGTAACCAAACAATGTACATCTTGGCTCAAGGCCATTTCCATAGTGTTGTCGTTGACTCTGGCAGCTCGGCCTTGTTTGGTTCTTATCACTATTGGACGATCTGTGTGTTGTTTAATTTGTTCTTGTGTTGTTGCAATCCATTCTTCAAGATCAATGTTGAAAATGTTCAACAATTTTTGGCTGGGAGGTGCCAACAATATGTTAGTACCAGGTCTAAACTTCTTGAGTTGTACTCCGGTTGTTTCAAATCTATCACCGGGTCTATCAATTATGGGTCCAAGATTTTGCAAGGCATTTTTTGTGATTCTGTGGTAAATTTTTTTGCGTCCGTTTCCAAAATAACCAGTGTCAATGTAATAAAAATCTCTTTGTTCTTGGTAACAAATTTCCATTTCTTTACGTTTGGTAACTCCTCTAAACACAGCCGGGGTTGTGCTTTTTCTGTGCTTTTCCCATTGCGATATTTGTCCGCCTGAACCCAGGGTGAAACTCTGTAAATATGGATCAAACATAAGA